ATCGAGCGTCCTCCGTTGACTACCCTAGGGTGGGGGGGTGTCGAAAGTCCACGAGCCCTGCGCCCCCGAGACCGGCCGCCCCGGCACGTAGAGATTTAATCCTGGCTGGGAGGTTTGCGGGTGCGAACCTTGGCCGGACGGAGCCCTCATGACGGATGAAAAGAAGCCCGTCGACTGGGCCGAGATCGAGCGCGACTACCGCGCAGGGTCAATGTCCATCAGGGAATTGGCCGCTTGGTACGGCATCAGCGACACCGCCATCCGCAAGCGTGCGAAGAAGGATGGCTGGAAGCGTGAGAACCCCAAGGCCGGTTCGCACCGCGAACCACCCCGCGAACCAGAGCCTGAGAAGGTCTACGTCGGGACGGTCCTGACGCCCGAGAACACCACGCCGGAAGCCATCATCGGACGCGGCCGGAACCTGGTCATGAGGATGCTCGACGAGCTGGACGCCTCGACCTGCAACATCGGTGAACTGGAAGCGCTGATCGGTGCGGCGTTCGACGACGGCGACAATGGCCAGCAACGGCAGGCTGCGCTCGCGGCGGTCTCGCTGAAGAGCCGGTCCGATGTCCTGAAGTCGCTGGCGACGGCGGCGAAGACCTTTGCCGAGTCCGCGGCGCCTGCTGGAGTGAAGAAGCAGCGGCAGGAAGCCGGGGAGCGCGTCGCCAAGGGCGGCGGCAGGTTTGCAGCGCCAGCGCCGCCCCTGAGATTGGTCCGCTAGGGCTATGGAATGGTCAACGGCCTGCACCGACTGGCGCGAAAGGATCGTCGCCAGGCGCTCGCTCATACCTTCTCCGCTGTTCGCCGATGAGGCTCGGGAGGCGCTGGAGGTCTTTAAGGCGCTGCGGATCGTAGACGCCCCCGGCCAACCGACCTTCGGAGAGGCCTGTGAGCAGTGGGTGTTCGACTTTGTCGCCGCGATCTTCGGCGCCTATGACGCAAACAGCGGCGAGCGCCTGATCCGCGAGTTCTTCCTGCTGATCTCGAAGAAGAACAGCAAGTCCACCATCGCCGCCGGCATCATGCTGACGGCTCTGATCCGAAACTGGCGCCATTCGGCTGAACTGCTGATCCTGGCCCCCACCATCGAGGTCGCACAGAACGCCTACAAGCCCGCCAGGGACATGGTGAAGGCGGATGAAGAACTGGACGAGCTGCTGCATGTCCAGGACCACATTCGGACGATCACGCACCGCGACAATGGCGCCATGCTGAAGGTCGTCGCCGCCGACACCGACACAGTGTCGGGCAAGAAGGCCGGGCACATCTTCGTCGACGAGCTTTGGGTGTTCGGCAAGCGCGCGAAGGCTGATGCGATGCTGCGCGAGGCCACGGGCGGCACCGTGTCGCGACCCGAGGGGTTCGTGATCTGGGCCAGCACGCAAGCGGACGAGGAGCCGTCCGGCGTCTTCAAGACGAAGCTCGACTATTTCCGCGACGTGCGGGACGGCAAGATCACCGACCCGCGCAGCCTGCCGGTCATCTACGAGTACCCGCAGGACATGGTTGAGGCCGAGGCCTACCTGGATCCGGCGAACTTCTACATCACCAACCCGAACCTCGGGCGATCGGTCAGCCGGCAGTGGCTCGAAGACGAACTGCGGAAGGTCATCAACGCTACCGGCGGTGAAAAGCAGGTCTTCCTCGCCAAGCATCTGAACGTCGAAATCGGCCTGGCTCTGGCGAACAACCGATGGGCGGGGGCCGACTATTGGGAGGCAGCCGGCGATCCGACGCTGACGCTGGACGCCCTGCTGGCGCGATCGGAGGTCGTGACCATCGGCATCGACGGCGGCGGGCTGGACGACCTGTTCGGCCTGGCTGTTCTGGGGCGCGAGCGCGAGACGCGGCAATGGCTGCTCTGGAACAAGGCCTGGGCGCACGACGACGTGCTGAAGCGGCGAACGGACATCGCCAGCAAGCTGCTGGACTTTCAGGGCGGAGGCGATCTGACGATCTGCTCCGATGCGATGGAGCCGATCATGCAGGCGGCCGATATCGTCGAGCGCGTGAAGGAAGCGGGCTTGCTGCCCGAAGAGAACGGCGTGGGCCTCGATCCGGCGGGCGTCGCGGCCCTGGTCGATGAGTTGGAGGCCCGCGGGATTGGCGTCGGGCTGCAGGTTGCGGTTCGGCAGGGATACGCCCTGTCACCGGCGTCGTGGGGCTCCGAGATCAAGCTCAAGAACGGAAGCCTTAAACACGCCGCTCAGCCGATGATGGCGTGGTGCGTCGGCAATGCGAAAGCCGAAGTCCGGGGCGGCGCCGTCGTCATCACAAAGCAGAGCGCCGGCCGGGCCAAGATCGATCCGCTCGTCGCCAGCTTCAACGCCATCATGCTGATGAGCCGCAACCCGGTGGCGAATGGAGGCCTAGACATGGACGACATTCTCACCAACGCGGTGTTCGCCTGATGCGCCTGTGGCAGCGCCTGCTGGGGCGGAAGCTGACGGCTCGCGATAGCGAGCTTTACGAGGCCTTTTCTGGAGGAGATACGTGGTCCGGAGAGGCTGTTTCCGCGCACGCCGCCTTGAACCTGTCTGCGTTCTGGGCTGGGACGCGCATCACCGCAGAAACGGTCGCAAGCCTGTCAATCGAGGTGCTGGAGCGCCGAGACGATGGCGCGCGTGTCAGAGTCTCTGATCATCCGCTTCAGGCCCTCCTGGACGACAGCCCCAACGCCGACCAGACCTCTATGGAGTTCTGGGAGGGCCGCGTGTTCGGCATGTGTACGACCGGAAACGGCTTTGCCGAAAAGGTCTTCAACAGTCGGGGCGGTATTCTCGCTCTGAACCCAATGCCGGCTACAACCCTGGTTGAGCGCCAGAAAGATGGTTCGCTCCGATATCGTTTCGATGACCGAGGCAAGCTGATCGACCTGCCAGAAGAGAAGGTTTTCCATCTGAAGGCATTCGGTGACGGCGATGTCGGCATGTCGCCCGTCGAATACGCACGGCAAACCCTCGGGCTGGCCATCGCGTCCGAAAAGGCCGCCGGGCAGATGTTCAGCAAGGGACTCCGCACCAAGGGCTTCTTCACCTTCCCCAACCAGCTAACGGCGGAACAGCGGGCAGAAGCTCGCAAGAACTTCGCTGAGCGCTACAGCCGGCCGGACGCGCCCAGTGTCGGGCTGTTGGAAGGCGGCATTGACTTCAAGTCGGTCAACATCACGCCGCGCGACGCCGAACTGATCATGTCCCGACGTTTCAACGTCGAGGAGGTTTGCCGCTGGGTCGGGGTGCCGCCCATCGTCATCGGCCACGCCGCCGAGGGCCAGACCATGTGGGGAACCGGCGTCAGTTCGATCATGCAGAGCTGGCTCACGCTCGGGCTGCGGGCACGTCTGAAGCGCATCGAAAAGGCCATCGCCAAGCGCGTGATGACGCCGGGCGAACGCGAGAGGTTCAAGGTCCGCTTCAACTACGAGGACCTGCTGAGGACCGACACCGACAGCCGATACAAGGCGCACGAGATTGCACTGCGCGCCGGCTTCAAGAGCCGGAACGAAGTCCGCAGGATCGAAGGCGACGCCCCTGTCGAGGGCGGCGACACCATCATGACCCAGATGCAGAACGTCCCGATCACGCAGACCCAGGAGGTCGCGCAATGAGCATTCGAAACCTGCCCGAACTGACCTGCCCCAAGGGGCTGAATGGTTCGGTGCAACTGGCCGAGAAGGCCGCCCGCATGTTCACGCCCATCGAGGCGCCGGTCATGGCTGCGACGGATGGATCCGATGTAATCACCATCCTGGATGTGATCGGATACGACTGGTGGACCGGCGAAGGCGTCACCGCCAAGCGGGTGTCCGCCGCTCTACGGCAGATTGGTTCGAAGCCCGTCACCGTGCAGATCAACTCGCCCGGCGGGGACTTCTTCGAAGGCGTAACGATCTACGACCTCCTGCGCGCCCATCCGGCGAAGGTCACGGTTCAGATCGTCGGCATCGCCGCGTCGGCCGCTTCAGTTATCGCCATGGCGGGCGATGAAATCCAGATCGCCAAGCTGGGGTTCATGATGATCCACAACACCCAATGGGGTGCGGCAGGCGATCGGCACGTGATGGCCGAGACGGCCGAGGTGATGTCCGTGTTCGACCGCGCCGCTGCCCAAATGTATGCCGAGCGCACCGGTGTTGACGCCGAAGAAGTGGCCAAAATGCTCGACGCCGAGACGTGGTTCGGAGGTGATGACGCCGTTGAGCAGGGGTTCGCGGACAAGGTTGTCGATTTCGAAGTGCAGCCAGCCGAGGTGAAGAACTCGACGGCGGCCCTGTATCGCCTGGAGGCCGCCCTGGCTTCCGGAAAGCCCATGCCGCGCTCCGAGCGCCGCAGACTGATGAAAGAGATTCAAGGCACGCCGAGCGCTGACCTTGAGACCGCCATGCCGGGCGCTGGCGACCAGGCCGTTGATGACGGCTCCACGGACCTGAGCCTCGCTCTGGCCCGACTGAAACTGGCGCGAGCCTAACCCACACATCGAAAGGAGGCCGTCATGGCCGATGATACCAAGGACCTGCTGAAGCAGGTGTCGAACGAACTTGTCCGCGTCTCGGACGAGTTCAGCAAGAAGGCCGAAGAGGCCATGCGCGAGGTCCAGAATGCGGGCAAGCTGTCCGAAGAAACCAAGGGCGTGGTCGATACGCTGGCGACGAAGCAGACCGAACTGGATGGTTTGGTCAACGACCTGAAGGCCCGCCTGGGCGAGGTCGAGCAGAAAGGCGCCCGGCGCGGTGGACAGGGCGAACGCCCGCAGAGTGTTGGTGCTCAGACCGTGCAGGCGCAGTCCGTAAAGGATTTCGCCGCTTCGGTTCAGGGCGGTCGCCGCATCAGCGTTCCCGTCAAGAACGCCCTGCTGAGCACCGACGTGGCTGATGGCGTGGTCGAACCTCAGCGCCTGCCGGGCATCGACCAGATGCCGAAGCAGCGCCTGTTCATCCGCGATCTGATCGCGCCCGGCCGCACCACGTCCCCGGCCATCTTCTGGGTGCAGCAAACCGGCTTCACCAACGCCGCCGCTGTGATCGCTGCGGAAGGCACCGCCAAGCCGTACTCGGACATCGAGTTCGACACGAAGATCACGCCGGTCGTGACCATCGCGCACATGTTCAAGGCGTCGAAGCAAATCCTGGACGACTTCGCTCAGCTGCAATCGCTGATCGATGCTGAGATGCGCTACGGCCTGAAATACGTCGAAGAGCAGGAAATCCTGTTCGGCTCGGGTGGCGCGGGTCATCTGGACGGCATCGTGCCGCAAGCGTCGGCCTTCGCGCCGGCCTTCGCTCCCGACGACCGCACCCCGATTGACGATCTGCGCCTCGCCATCCTGCAAGCGGCTATCGCACGCCTGCCGGTGACCGGCTTCGTGGTCCATCACACCGACTGGGCGAAGATCGAGCTGACCAAGGACAGCAACGGTGGCTACATCCTGGCGAACCCCCTTCGCCTGGCTGGCCCGACGTTGTGGGGCCGTCCGGTCGTCGAGACCGAAATCCCCGAGTTCGAGGGTGAGTTCCTGGCGGGCGCCTTCTCGACCGGTGCCCAGATTTTCGACCGGGAGGACGCTAACGTCGTCATCTCGACCGAGAACGCGGACGATTTCGAGAAGAACATGATCTCGATCCGCTGCGAAGAGCGTCTGGCCTTGGCGGTTAAGCGCCCCGAAGCGTTCGTCACCGGCGCCTTTGGCACCGCTGTTCCCGTCACGCCGTAACCTTGTCCGGGGCCGGTGGAAGCGCCGGCCCCATGTCACTGGAGACAGACCATGAGGATCACCCTCAATCGGACGCTTCGCGTCGGCAACGCCACTATGCGGCGCGGCGCGACCGTCACCATGGGCGAGGCCGAGGCGAAGCAGTTGCTTGAACGCGGCCTAGCCGCCGAGTTCCGCGAACCCAAGCCGAAGCCCGAGCCCAAGCCGAAAGCCGACTGATCATGGCAATGCTCGATGTCGTGATCCTGAGCGCTGGCCCCCTGTTCACGCTGGAGGAGGCCAAGGCGCACCTGCACGAAGACTCGGCGGATCAGGACTCGTTGATCGAGACCTATTCGAACGCGGCGGTTCTTTCCTGCCTAAACCATTGCGATCGCGCGATGGTCCCGAAGGGTGCCGAACCCGCGTTCAAGGCAGCGGCCCTGATGACGCTCGGCACGCTCTATCGGACGCGGGAGTCAGTGATTACCGGCGAGACCGTCGCGCTGAACCCTGCAGTCGAAGACATGCTCCGCCCGTACCTCACCTATCGCGTCTGAGGAGACCCGCCATGCGCGTTCGCTTCACCGAACCCTACGACTACACGCCATCCGCCGACAGGCGCGTGACCTATGCCTATGCCGCT